GTTGGTGGCGTAGGAGCAATGCGTGATCGAAAGGGCAATGTCGTCGCAGAGTCTCTAATCAAAGACGATCACTGGGAGTTCAAAGTAGGATTCCGTCCACCAATCTGGTGTCACACAGATGGGGATGAAATAACTCTGTCTAAATACTCAACACAATACGAAAGAATGCAAGAGGCGTTTACGGTACCAGATGGCGAAGGCTAGAGGCATAATGAATGTGGATTTCAATAATCCACTCGCGGTCAAATACATGACTGAGTCTCTGAAGTCTTGGCAGAGAATTTCTGATATCTTCGAAGTCACAGTCGTGCAGTGTGTAACGCCAGATACTCTCTTATCTAATCTTAACGAAAGTCTTCACAACAGATCACCACAAGAACTCGCCGCATTTCACTCTCATTATCGCGTTGCAAAACGAATAGAAAACGGTGAAAGGTTGTGGATGATGGAACACGATGCGTATCTCAAACCAGAAGGTGAAGAGTTTATGCGAATGATCTTGTCGAAGTGGTTAACCAAAAAATCATCAATGCAATTAGGTATGGCGAATGAGTTCTGGACTACAATTCCAGAAATCGCAAAGATTTATTGTAACCGTTTCGAAAATGGTTATAAGGGAGGGCCGATGCAACTCTTACACAGAGTCACGGATGAGTACCGACGATCATTGAATGACCCACATCCATGTACATACTGGCCTTCAAACCGTTTTAAAAATGAATCATGGACAAACAAGACCGGACTCAATATCGATGTGAGTTCCGCATATAACAACCCCATAAAACAGTGGGATTCACCGGTGACTCAGATCATGGACATCAAGTATGGTGGTACTGTGAAGGACACAGGTAAACCAAAGTATATCAAAGAAAATCATCCGGATGTTGAGTGGATCACGCTTGACTGAACCCCTGAGTTTTTATATAATACCTACATGAATTTTTATACCTCAGTTTCCCGATTCGGGAACAAAATCTTATACCGTGGATACGAGAACGGCCGTCGCGTCGAAGAGCGTATTCCCTTCAACCCTGTCCTGTTTGTCGAGTCGACCAAGGCATCCGGTCAGTACAAGACTCTGTATGGTGTGCCGTGTGAACCGATTCAGCTGGGTTCGATGAGTGAGGCGGCCGACTTCGTCAAACAGTATCGTGACATACCCAACTTCAAGGTGCACGGTAACACCAACTATGTCTCGCAGTTCTTGTCTAACCGATTCCCCTACGATGTCAAGTTTGACCCCGACATGGTGGACATTCTCTATATGGACATCGAGGTGGCGTCCGACCAAGGATTCCCCGACCCCGAAGAGGCAAAACATCCCGTCATCTCAATCTGTGTCAAGTCCAGTAAATCTTCGGACTATATCGTCTGGGGTATGGGTGACTATGACGCGCCGGACAATGTCACTTACTTCAAGGTATCCGATGAGATCTCACTTCTGAACTCATTCCTCGGCTGGTGGGAAGGTAACACACCAGACATCGTGACCGGTTGGAACTCTCGCCTGTTCGATATGACCTATCTCGTGCACCGAATTCAGGGTCTCATGGGTAGTGAAAGTTATAAGCGTCTCTCTCCGTGGAAACTGGCGCGTGCCAGAACCATTCCTACGCTGGGTGGGCGCGAACAGACCGCTTGGGAGTTAGAAGGCATCACACAACTCGATTATCTCGATTTGTTCAAGAAGTTTACTCTCAACACATATGGTCAACAAGAATCCTATAAGTTGGACAATATTGCTCATGTTGTATTGGGTGAACGCAAACTGTCATACGAAGAGTATGGTTCACTGCACAATCTCTACAAGGAAGATTATCAGAAGTTTATTGACTATAACATCAAAGATGTGGCCCTTGTCGAGAGACTCGAAGAGAAGATCGGTATTATCTCACTGGTGATGACCATGTCGTATGGTGCGAAGACCAATCTGGTTGATGCACTGGGAACCACGGCGATCTGGGATACGATTATCTATAACGAACTATTGCAGGACAACATCGTCATTCCCCCCAAACCACCCGTAGAACACGACGCCGGTAAGATCGTGGGTGGTTATGTGAAAGATCCGATGGTGGGTGCACACGATTGGGTAGTGTCGTTTGACCTGAATTCCCTGTATCCCAACATCATTGTCCAGTACAATATGTCACCCGAAACTCTAGATCTCGAAGGTGCAGAGACGGCCAATGGCACCAAGTATCGCACAGACTTTGAGGGTATCATGCCTCGAATTATTAAAAAGTTTTCTGCGAACCGTACCACGATCAAGAAAGAGATGATCGCCGCGAAACAGGAGTACCAGAAGAATCCAACACGCAAGTTGGAGAACCTGATCGCCAATCTTGACAACCAACAGATGGGTATCAAGATCTTGATGAACTCTCTCTATGGTGCACTCGCGAACAAGTGGTTCCGATATTTTGACCACCGTATCGCCGAGGGTGTGACTCTGTCCGGACAACGAGCGATCAAGACTGCGGAGAAGGCAGTCAACGATGAGATGAATAATCTTTTGAAAACAGATGACGACTATGTGGTTGCGATTGACACCGACTCAGTCTACATCAACATGGCACCACTGGTCGAGAAGTTCAACCCGAAAGACCCCGTGAAGTTTCTTGACAAAATCTGCGACGAACACTTCGAGAAAGTTATTGCGAAAGCTTACGACACCCTTGCTCGTGACACTAACGCCTATGAGAACCGCATGGTAATGAAACGAGAAGTGATTGCTGACCGTGGTATCTGGATGGCGAAGAAGCGTTATATCCTGAACTGTTGGGACATCGAGAAGATTGCATACACCACACCCAAACTGAAGATGATGGGTATCGAGGCGATCAAGAGTTCGACTCCGCAGATCGTGCGTGACAAATTTCAAGAGATCTTTCGTGTAATCATCGAGGGTACTGAGTCAGACACTCAGGCGGCGATTGAAAAGTTCCGTCAAGAGTTCAACAATCTCGAACCCGAACAGATCGCATTCCCTCGTGGTATCTCTGACTTGAACAAGTGGAGAGATCGTGAGACGATATATAAGAAGTCAACGCCCATTCATGTGCGTGGTGCGTTACTCTACAACCATCATATCAAGAAGGCAGACCTACAGGATCGTTATGAAATCATTCAGGATGGAGAGAAGGTCAAGTTCATCTATCTCAAAGTCCCCAACACGATTCGCGAGAACATCGTCTCGTTCCCGATGGGTCTTCCCAAGGAACTGGGGTTGCATTCCAAGATAGATTATGGTAAGATGTTTGATAAAACATTCCTTGATCCACTCACTCCGATTCTTGATGCAGTCGGATGGAAGGCCGAGGATCAGATAAACCTTGAGGACTTTTTTGTATGAACCTAGATCACCTAGTGTGGCCTAAAACTGGATGGGGTTACATGCCACCCCAAGAAGATATATTCGCCGCATTTCGTTATGTACAAGAACACTATGAACCCAAATCCATGTTTGAGATTGGTTTTCATATGGGTCACTCGACAACCTATCAGTTAGAAATTATGCCGCAGGCAACAATGGTCACAATGGGGCCTTTGTCCGAACCCAATATGAATAGAGAACGTCCAGACCCCGCGATGCGAAAAGATCAGATCGACAAGATGTATAAGATCTATGGTGATCGTTTAAATGGTGGTCGATTCCAACATCTTCAGGGTAAGACACAATATATTCAAAATGGAGTTCTCACTGAATTTACAAACCGTTTTGACTATGCCTTGATCGATGGTTATCATTTACCGTGGGCAGTTGAAATGGATTCAACCCTGTGTGAAGATTTGGGTATACGCACAGTCTTGATTGATAATTGGGATCAGATCGGTGTTCGTGATACGGTATTGAAACATACCGAATACAAAGTACAGAAGATCTTTGACTATACTCAAGAATGGAAAGGCAGTGTAGATCAAAATCAATTAGCATTATGTACTCTCTAACATTATTTAAAAATCGTTATGACAACAAGACACACAAGACCATGTCGTTCGAGACTTGGGATGAGTTTGTGTCTTTGTTGTTTATGTTATCAGAAAAACCGGACACCAAGGCAACCGCACCGTTGATCAGTCCGGCAACCTACGAAGAAGGCACAACGCGGAGTAATAAAAATGTGGAGTTATGGGGAAAGTGGGCAGCTGTCGATGTGGACGACATTGACATCGACGCAGATCGGCTCAGGGAAGTTCTTGTTGAGCGTTTTGGTCATTGGGATTTCGTGTGTTATAGTACGGCGTCTAGTACCGTGGATCGACCGAAGTTCCGCCTTGTATTCAATCTTATGGAGACTGTACATAAAGATCAAATCTCCAAGTTCTGGTGGGCACTCAATACCGAGCTCGATTCGATTGGAGACCGGCAAACTAAAGACCTTAGCCGTATGTACTATGTCCCTGCAAAATACGATAATGCTCACAATTTTATTTTCCGTAATGCAGGTCGTCCTATCGATGTTGATTATCTGGTCGTAAAACATCCCTACAAAGAAAAGGAAGGTAAGAACTTTCTCGATAGACTGCCAGACGATTTGCAGAAGGCAGTTATCGAACACCGTAAGAGTCAGATGGAGAACACAACCTATTCGTGGTCTAGTTATCGTGATTGTCCATTCTTCCCCCGTCATCTGGCAATGGAGTATAAATCTATAACGGATACTGGATGGTATCACATGATGTACCGAATTATGGTCGCAACTGCCGGTAGTGCGATTAATAGAGGATACCCTATCACTGCTCGTGAAATTGCCGAGATGTGTCGGCAGCTTGACATTGAAACCGGAAATTGGTATACTGGTCGTCCACTTGAAGTAGAAGCGGATAGAGCGGTAGAATATGCATATCGAAATAACTAGGAGTTATTATGTCTGAAGAAATCGTCGACGCAGAAATTGTCGAAGAACAAACACCCCAAGGCCCATTGAAGGTCGTAGTCATTGGGGACAACCTATTGGCAGAAACTACATTTCATGCGTTTAATGTTCCGCGTGGTGTAGAAAACTACATGTTCTCTGTCGATCAAATCGATGAAGCAATCGAATTGGCACCGAGTCTCGTTTTCTGGTGTGAAGAGATACCCATCAAAAAGAATGACTCGATGGACGATTCTGATTTTCTCAGTGGGGTTCAGAAACTTCTGAGAAACAGCCCTGCGGGTCTTTGTGTCCGATCAACGATTAGTATCGAGTTGTTCGAACGCATGATGATGTCTATGGGACAAGAAATGTTCAATCGAAGAGTTACCTATATGCCTGAGTTGTCAGAAGGTAAAGATGTGGCGTCTCTTCTTAGTTCACCTTATCAGTTGATTGGTGGTGACTCTGAGACATTACAAATGCACATGAATCTGTTACAACAAACTTCATGGTTCTCTGCCAATGAGGTTCGAACCGGAACAGTTCCGGAGGTAATCTATGCAAAACTTGCGATGAGTGGATTCCGCTTGGTTCAACAGAGATACTTTGATGAGATCTTTGATGCCGTATTGGATATGAAGAATGCAAACCCTATGGTGGTTTCTCGATTGATCAACGCATCGGTTGTTCCATCTCATGTCAGTGGTGTACAACTATATGATGCTCGCATTTTCTCTGGTGCTACTGACAAACTTACTTTGCTTGAATCCTGTTTAGGAGATTAAATATGTCGCTAATGGCGAAACTGAAAAAGAACTCGAAGGTAGTCGGTACTGCAATACTCGAAGACTCTGAGTTCTTTCAAGAGAAAGAGATTACACGCATCGATGTACCCATGATGAATGTGGCTCTTTCAGGTACTTTGGACGGCGGTCTCGCTTCAGGTCTGACCGTACTTGCAGGGCCATCAAAACATTTCAAGACATCATTTGCCTTGAAGATGGCCTCTGCTTTTTTAGAATCTGATCCCGAAGCAATCATGTTGTTTTATGATTCTGAGTTTGGATCACCCCAACAATACTTCACCAACTTTGGCATTGATACGAGTCGTGTACTCCACACTCCAATCACCAATGTCGAGGAATTGAAGTTCGATCTCATTAATCAGCTTGAAGAGATCTCACCCGAAGACAAGGTCATCATCGTGATCGACTCTATCGGTAACCTTGCATCCAAGAAAGAACTTGAAGATGCAATCAACGAAAAATCTGTCGCAGACATGTCTCGTGCAAAAGCACTGAAGGGTCTGTTCCGTATGTCGACGCCGTATCTGACAATGAAGAACATTCCGTTACTGGCGATCAACCACACCTACAAAGAGATCGGTTTGTTTCCGAAAGATATTGTCGGTGGTGGTACGGGTATCTACTATTCTGCGGACAACATTTGGATTCTTGGTCGCCGCCAGAACAAAACTGGTACGGAGGTGACCGGATATGATTTCATTATCAATGTTGAAAAATCACGCTATGTTAAAGAGAAGTCGAAGATACCTATCTCAGTTTCTTGGGATGGTGGTATTGAGCGTTACAGCGGTCTTTTGGATGTTGCTCTTGCTGGTGGGTTTGTCATTAAACCTTCTAATGGTTGGTATCAACTGGTTGACAAAACTACTGGAGAAGAGATTGGGTCAAAGGTAAGACATAAGGATACACTCCAACCGGAGTTCTGGACTGACCTACTTGCCAACTCAGATTTCCAAGAGTTTGTTCAGGGAATGTACTCGATCACCGGTGGTGTGACTGCTGAGTTAGAACTTGAGGTTGATGAATAGTGTTCCAAAGGGTAAGTGAAGATATAGATTATGAGTTGACACCCGCTGAGGATGTCGAAAATGAACAAGCGTGGGATGTTCGCATCTTGCGCGGCCCTTTTACGGAGACAGTAATCCGATTTGGTAATATTTCGTTAAATGAAACTGAGGGTTGTTTGAACTTCAATTTTGTGATAATATCTACACCTGATGATTCATTAACTGAAGAGAGAGAAGACCTACAAATTTTTGTGGGGGATATCCTTGAATCAGTTTTAGAAAACGCTATTGCCGACGGACAACTTTTGGAAAATGAAAGAACAGATAATACTGAGTAATTTTGTAACCAACGACACTTACATGCGTAAGGTCGGCCCCTTTCTCAAAAAATCATACTTCGAAGGCGTCTACAAACTCATCTTTACTGAGATTGCGACATACGCCAACAAGTACAACAAACTGCCTACACAAGAGGCACTCCGACTCCAGATCACGGAGTCTGACAATATCAACGAGGCAAACTACAACGAGACACTAGAGATCTTACCATCTCTTTTTGAAAAGAAAGATCAAGATCAGCAGTGGTTGTATGACATCACAGAAAAGTGGTGTCAAGACAGATCGGTGTATCTAGCGATTATGGAGTCAATTCAGATCATCGATGGCAAACACAAGTCTCTCACTAAGAACTCGTTGCCTGACATCTTACAGAAAGCCCTGTCAGTTTCTTTTGATACTAATATCGGTCACGACTATGTGGAGAATGTAGATGAACGATACGATTTTTACCATCGCACCGAAGATCGAATCCCGTTTGATCTGGACTATCTTAACAAGATTACCAAAGGTGGGTTACCCAACAAAACGCTTAACATTGCTCTCGCTGGTACCGGTGTTGGTAAGTCTCTCTTCATGTGCCATGTCGCCGCCAATGCATTGTCAATGGGACGGAATGTTCTCTACATCACAATGGAGATGTCAGAAGAGCGTATCGCTGAACGGATTGACGCAAATCTTCTCAACTGCGCCATCGACCAAATCCCAAACCTCTCTAGAGGAATATTCCGTGACAGAGTGCGAGAGATCGGAGACAAAACCGAAGGACGATTGATCATCAAAGAGTATCCGACCGGACAGGCACACACCGCTCACTTCCGTGCGTTGCTTGAAGAACTTCGTTTGAAAAAGAAATTCAGTCCAGATATTATCTTCGTCGATTACCTAAATATATGTGCATCTTCACGAATGAAGGGAATGGGAGGTTCGATAAACTCATACACATATATCAAGGCAATCGCTGAGGAACTGCGTGGTCTCGCAGTCGAGTTTGATCTACCAATCGTTTCTGCAACGCAGACGACTCGATCCGGTTTCGCAAACTCTGACCCAGGCCTCGAAGATACTTCAGAATCGTTTGGATTGCCTGCCACCGCCGACTTGATGTTTGCACTGGTATCCAATGAAGAACTTGAGAAACTTGGTCAGATCATGGTGAAACAGTTGAAGAATCGATACAATGACCCCAACATGAACAAACGGTTTGTGGTTGGTATTGATCGATCCAAGATGAGATTGTTTGATGTTGATCAAAGTGAACAGACCTTAGTGGTTGAAGATGACATCCCCGTATTCGATAAAACGCCTACGGGTGATAAACTCAAAAGAATAAATTTCTCATAGGAGGCATTATGGATCCCTATTTACACACCATTATTGCGGTTGGTTTGATGTATACATCCTATAAGGTTGGAGTATACTTTGGCAAACAAGAAGGTTATCACAACATGATTCAAACCCTCTTACAATGTTTTCGCGCAGACTCGCTAGAGATTACTGAGGATGCAGATTTTTATGTTACAGTGAACGGAGAAGAAAAAAAGGTTAATTAATGGATAAGGTGAATTTTAAGTTCAATGAGGACAAGTTGATCAAAGAGTTTTATGACTACATTGCATCAACTTACTCTGGACACTATGGACAAGGTGGTCTGCAATCGTCGGAGGTGATAGTAGATCGAGGACACGGCATGGGGTTCTTTCTTGGCAACGTCGATAAGTATAACGCACGGTATGGCAAGAAAGGAACTCCACCCGATCAACGCAAGGATCTGTTGAAGATTATTCACTACGGTTTCCTTGCACTATATGAGCACGATAGGATTCATGGACAGACCAGCACTGAAAGAAGCGATTTTTGATACGGCCCTTGCAACGCCTATCAATCTTTTGTTAAACTTTATATGTCTCACACCAATGCTTGCATGGCAGTGGACAGCAGGACAAATCTCGATTGCAATGACTTGTGTGTTTTTCACCGTTGCAATCATCCGTAAATATTATGTTAGACAATGGTTCAAAGGAAGAACACTATGAAAATGGAAGGTTTTGTGACAGCCGCTAAAAAAGGCATCGTTACAGTTGAATTTGAAAAGGTAACTACTGGCGAGAAGAGAGTCATGCCATGTACGCTCAATCGTGAGTTATCTGGTAACTCGATTCCAGAGACAGTTGAAATTGATGAGTCTTCAGACAATATTGCTGTCTGGTCACTAGATAAGGATGCGTGGAGATCGTTCCGCGTAAGCACTGTAACCAATTGGTATGAAGGAAACCCACAATGAGAAAAACTTTACTCAAAGCAATGTGCTCCGGTTATCAAGGAGACATTGACCGCGCTCAGGCAAACATCGAAGTTTATCTGACTAACCCAGCAGGTATCGGTGAACACCCCGACATCGTCGAGGCGATCGACACCGAACTGGCGAAACTCGCAGAGGCACACGAGAAACTCGAAACACTCAACCACTATTTCCCTGAGTGATATCGACTATTCACAAAAAAAATGTGAAAACACTTGACCCCAACTCCTATTCATGAGATAATTACTCCGTAATTTGATGATTGATAGGAGTTTTTGTTATGGCGTATGTTTCTCAGGAAATGAAGAAGGAATTGGCACC